GTACTATTGTGAACATTTGTAGCAGAAGATTCGTCTGTCTGAGGAATGTGGTTGCTCTTAAGAATACGAACACCTGCAACCGAGACGATGTTACCAGCAGCAACGGAGCCGTTACCTTCGGGGTTATAATCACGATTGATTGCATCTGTATTTTCAGCAATCAACTTATAATACTCGTCAGGAGGAAGAATTGCTATACGGCCTTCAGACGGGACGCTTTTCAGGTCCATGAGTTCTGCCATCTTAAAGAGAGATGAAACCCAATCTGCACCAGTAACTGTGCCACTGTTCCCTCCGCCACCAGAGACTTCGGTGACTCCGTTAGCGTCGGCATCACTGCCGTCAACAAGAATTTTAGCACCAAGATATGCACTGGCAATCTGTTCTGCTGTGCTAGACGCAGAAGTACCAAATCGATCTAAATTGGTCTCAGAAGCAGCAATACAAGTACGAATAAGGTTCTTGTCTGCTGTGTAGGCTAACTGTCGCCCAATTTCAGTCGAATAAATCGAACGAACTTCATAGTGATTCTTTGCTTCGTCAATGTCAGCAATGAATGCAGATGAAGTTAGAACACCGTCGATAGCGATGGTTTTCTCTGAGTGATTGATGTTAGAAGCATAGGTATTCCCGGCTGATTGTTCATCAGCAAAGAGGCTATCGCCTGGTGTGTGGTATACAGCAGAAGCAACGCCTGTTACGGGAAACTGTGCAGTCTTCCCACTATTGATGGTTCGCACGCGGTGAAGCGGCATCATCAAGTTATTTTCCTCGAACGTGGTAAGTACCTCGCCGCTGAAAACCTTGAGGAACAAATCCTCATTTTCTGCCGAACCGCCTGAATCAAGTCCTAAGCGGGACGGATCAACTCCTTCATAAGCCATTTTTAGATTCCTTATAAAATGTTTTGGCTAGAGTCACATTTGATGGTGAGTCTAGGTAACTAAGGAATCTCAGTTATCCATCGCAACGGGCTGGGTTCTGTAACCTCAACTCGCCATCGCATAGTGCTACCGCCCACCGTGAGCCGCAGCAAATAGACGTAACCCCGAAGAACGGGATTAAGCCCTAATATTATCTTCCTAACATTGACTTAACACGGTCTGCCATCACCACTCCCATTCCCCATCCAACACAGAAAACCAGAAGTGTCCACCAAATAGTGCCTAGAAAATCATCCATTACAATGTTCCTTTTTGAGTTTAACTATACGGGCTTGACCGAGTGCCTTTATAGCCCATAACGTACTGACCACCCCCGATGCCACAATGATCGGAAGTGCAATAAAATGAAAATACTCTTGTAATAAAGCGTTAATAAAAATTAGCCCTACCCCTCCAAGGACAGGATACCAGCCTTTACGCCCCGCTGAAACACAGAGTAAAACGAAACCACCTAGTATTGAAATGCCTCCTACGAAACTCAGCATTGCCAAGCCTCCTCCAGCACTTTGGACTTCTCCGGCGATGGAAGACACTTTGTCAGTCATGGTTGGAGGGTTCCACATCCGATCTACTGTGGCACATCCTGCCAATAGGAAGATCGTAGCCATCAGTATGTATTTGTTATTCATTAGAGGATATTTGAATGCGAGAGTCGCGTCTCGATGTCCTTACGGTATGCAGGGTCTTTAATATACCGAGGGTCTTTCATAGCCGCAGTCAACTGAGCGACCGATTGGAACGCACCGCTGGCTCCTTGAGTACCTGTGTCTCCTTGGATCAAAGACCCCTGAGTAGACATCGGTTCTTCAGCAGTCCACCGACTAGCGAGGCTACGAATAGCAAACATCATCTGTTCTGGTGTTCCACTCATTACTGCTTCATTAAAGACTGCTTGATCGTTCTCTGAGAGGTTTCCCTTAGCCCACTCAACCATGGACGCATAGTTACCCTCTCCGCCTACCTCTGCGTAAACAGAGTTAAGATGGTTGCTCAATAGAGCCTGCTGGCCTTCAATATAGCCATCAATCATTTCTCTAGGGAGTCCCATTTTTACCAGTTCATCACGAGAAGCGTCAGAGATTTCTCCACTACTCCCAAACTCCTCGCTGTACTTATTAAAAGTCTCTAGAGTAAATTCAGTAGGCGTTGCAGCCTCTTCTTCTTCTCCGCCCTCCCCCTGCTTCTTCTTTGTATATTCTGTTTCTAAGTCAGAGTATGCTTTAGCCATCGCTTCGGGGGACTCAAACTTCTCAGGAAGCCACTCAGGACGTTCTTCAGCCGTAATCTGAGCCTCTCGTTGAGCCTCTTCTTCAAGTTTAGCCTGTTGAGCAGCCTCTTGATCTGCTGCTTCTTGTTCTAGACCTTGAAGGTCTGCTTCAGAAAAGGCAGCATCTCCAGCGTCTTCGTGAGTTTCCACTTTTTGATAATCAGCCATTTACATTCTCCATTTGTTTCGACATTGCATTCACAGCGTTAGGTCCTAGAGATTCAGTCATTTGTGCCATCTGTTGCTGTTGCATGGCAGCAGCGATCTCTTGCTCTGATTTAACAAGACCATCAGTGTCTATTCCCAGTGCGTAGGCACGACGCGACATGTACTCTCTAATATCAATATATTGAGATAATACCTCAGGACCAAGAACTTGCGCTATGCCAGCCAAATAAATATCAAGGCGATTTAAGTCGTTTCCGCGTCCTAGTGCTTCTATTCCTGTGATTATTGTAGGAGTAATCTTATCCCTTGGGATTTTGGGGAGATTCTTCTCCTTCTGCATCCTGTCCATAATTCTATTGACCAGAGGGAGTTGGAACTCCTGAGATAAGACGCTGTATATTCCGCCAAGTTGTCTCTCAATAGACTGTGTTACTAGCCTTACTTCTTCTGCGGTAACGCGATCCGCATTACGAATAGTTGATTCTGTAAGGAGGAATGCATATGATAAACGCTCTTGAATCTGCTGCATCGCATTGAGTGCGACACCGAAATCATTTGCCTTCTGAGTTTGCAATACACTGACATCTGCGGCCGATCCTTCCCTTATTGCGCCATTGGGACTCTCTGCAAGAGTCTTGGCTCGTGTAGTACCATTTGGATTCACTAGGAACAATACCTTAGAAGAAGCCGCTGCTCCTTCTACGATGGCCTTGGTTAGCCCCTCCAACGACGATAGGTCGCCAAAGTATTGTTCAACATAGCCTCTCCCGTAATCCTCCCCATCCACCCGCATCATTCTAAGAGCGATGAAGGGGGAGTGACCTTTAGGGAACTTTTGTATAGTCTCTTCGATGATCTTGCCTTGCACCTCTTGTACAACCTGGACTTTCCCGTCATCAAGGATTTCTTGTTTCGTGTAGATATCACAGTGATCTTCATACTCAGCCAGTTGAGATTCCACATACTGCCTAATACTGGGAGGAAGCATAGCCGGAGCCACCGTTTCTTTCAATATGATGCACCTAGCGTTACCCATAGGGTCTCTCTTAACAATAAAGCGATCAAGGTGGATCACTCGCATAGGACCCTTGTCTGGCAAGTATAAAAGGGCATTGCCTGTCACGACAAGGTGTCGCAGGGCCTCAAAGGTCGCTACGCGAATGTTATTTGCTTCAATTTCTCTAGAGACTGCACGTTCAATGTCAGCCAGAGATGTCTCTACCTCAGTCTTTATTTTTGGGTCTATGGATTCTAATTTCTTCATCTCTTTCTCATCGAGAACAAGTCTGAAGAATGGGGCATTTGGAGGCAGTAAACTCAGCAGAAGGGCTGAGGATAAATTATTAACTCCTCGCGCGCCCACACTTTGCCAAGGCGTAGGAAATTTTCTAGCCCCGTTCCCGTCATCAGGTAGAATCGTGGGGACTGTGAGTCTTGAGGAATCTCTCCCTCTCTCTAAAAATGACGATCTTTGGGATTCGCACTTAGAATATAGACTTGCTATAGAACCTTCACCATGCATTAGACATTAACCGAGCCTGTGGACCCGCCTCCTAGTGGTATTGTGTACTTCGCCTTGCCTGACTTAAACCCCGAAGCAGCCCTTCGCTTCTGTGCGGCGGTTTTAGCCCTCTTTTGAGGGTTCTTTTCGGGCGGCATCTGTGGTAATGAGGGAGGTGCGGACACCGTAACAGGAGCCGGGGGTGGAGGCGGTGGCACAGGAGCCGGAGGAGGCACTACCTGAGCCACAGGCGCACTAGGAAAACACATAGTAATTACTCCTTGTTGTCTAGGATATTATCATTCTGCTCGTTGAATATCTGATTCAAGAACCTAATAACTGATCGCTGCCCAGAAACAAACCAGACAGTCTTTTCGTCCCATTCAATATCGGGACATCTCTCAGGCCATCTTCTGTTTAGTTCTACCAATAATGCTTCCGATATTGCTGGAAATTGTAAATCTTTGTTTTTCATTCCGTATAGTCATCCTTATATTCGACCAAATAAACGTAAAGTGCTGTCAGCACACAATTAAGAGGGGTTCCACAACTTAACCTCTTCTTTTTTCATATCAAACTCCCCCCACCGAAGTATCCTAGCGACCCTAGCCTGAACCAGGGCATCCTCTTCCTCTATACCTGCTTTTCTATACGCCTCAACTACGGCTTCCCAACTAGGGGTATTGAGAATTTTAGCCCCTGTCTTAGGTCCAATTCCGGGGCATCCTGAGTAGCCATCTACTGCGTCTCCCATCAAAGCCTGTAGGAGATGGTTGTAGTCCGCTTCCTCATCGGTGATCTCCACAACCCCCTCAGTATCCCTGTTGGGATTGTAGTGAAACCCCGGAACAGTCTTTAGGTCTTTGTCTATAGTAACTATAACTTTCTGACCTTTAATTTTACCCAAACCCGGAGAGCCTGCCAGTAAACCCAGCACATCATCGGCCTCTAGCGTATTCACCTCAAATGAGCGATAGGTTCTCTTACAGTAGTCCTTAAGTTGAGGAAATATGAGAGGTTTTCTTTTTCTCTTTCTATTATGTTTATATGAGGGAAGAATAGTCTTCCTCCAGTTCTGCGGACTAGATAGTGCAACGATTACCTTATCGGCTTCTAATCTCTCTTTAGCATCCGCGATCCAGCAGTCGAATCTCTGTGTTGCTTCCCTGAGGTCTGAATGAAGAGTCCAGAAGTCGTCTCCCCAGTCTACGGCTACTTCACAGACATTGGTTACTTCATAAAGAGCAATATCACCATCAATTAGTAAAGTTCTCATCTTCAGTGCCTCCTGCTTGTATTGCTAATTTACCTAACTCAATAAGTCCTACACATGCGTGGTAAGAGCCTGAGAACGAGATGGTTAAGTCTTCGATCTGGCTAGTCCTCTTAGAAGCCGCTAGGAACACCATCTCATCAAACCGACCCTGAATCTCTCTGAGCATATCTTCAGTTGGAACAAAAGTAAGGTCCTTCACAGCGATGTTCTCTTGATACTTCGCATCCGCTTCTTTATGGAGTCTCTCATAGCAGAATGAGGAGGATACTTGTATATCTTGGTTAATAACTCAGCCTGCTCTCCCTTATCCCTAAGGTACTCTTGTATGCTTTTGCTTATAGACACAGCAAGAGAGCCGCTTACTCTCCACCTAAAAACAGATCGTCCTTTACAGGTTTTTCTTTTCAGCATCCCACACGCACCCCCCAGTATCCTGTGAATCTCTTCAATAACAGATCGACAAGTTGAATCTACTGCTATGCGAGGACCATTGTCCACTGTAAAGCACCCCTCTCCGTCGATCAGCCCGGCTACCCACGCTGCATCAGTGGGTTTCAGCCCAGTTAGTTCCAATTTTGTACTCTCCATCGAGGGGGCAGCGGAATCCGAGGGCTTTCCCTGCTTCTTGTATTGCTTGCACTGCGACTTTTCCGACTTCATCTGCTAGTTCCATCCGTACCTGTAGTTGAATCTCGTCGTGTATATGTCCAACCTGCATGACATCTTCAGTTGTCCACCCTCTGGCTTTAAGGCTCCCGTGTAAAATACAAGTAGCCTCTTTCATTGCGATGGCTCCTGCTGATTGTAGCAGAGTATTAAACGCACTATGGGGTGATCTAATTTTTAATTTTCTACCATCTACTCCAGTCAGATACTCTTGGTGCTTAAGTCTATGTTGTATACCATTTTGTATCTTCTTAATAGCCGGGGTCTTCCTGGAGAATTTATTCTTTAATGCTCGTCCCTCGTTTCTGCCGCCATCAACCAGAGTGCCTATTTTGGCATCTCCAGCACCATAGCAAATGGCGTATATCAGAGTTTTTGCCTCATCTCTAGAAGAGAGACCCGCCGCCTCTTGGTTCGCTGTGTGAATATCTCCGTGGAGTATTTCTTCGGTATACTTACCCTCATCAAAAGGGAAGGTGTAATGAGCCAAGCACCTCAGTTCCAAACCACTAGCATCCACGCCTACTAGAACGTATCCTTCAGGTGCTGTGAATAGACTGCGACACTCTTTGCCCCACATAGCACCAACTCTGGGAACCTGAGCCATATTTGGGTGACTATGAGTGCATCGAGATGTCACTGCGCCGCAGGAATTTACTCTCCCATGGATCCTTCCATCTACCTCTACCTTGAGCCATGCCCTCCTACCATCTGATATTTGACCCAGTCTCTTTACAAGAGTGAGATACCGAATCAATAACTTTGCCTCTGGATATTCAAGAACATCAAGAATAGCTTCATCAACTTTTGGGCGACCTTCTCCTGTGAAACTAGAAGGCTTCCACCCATACTTACCCATCAACCCCTTAGCAATCTGGTCTCTAGAGGAGGGGTTAAAGGGTATCTTCTTCACACGTAACTCACCATTCAACAGCCTTGGTCGTATCTTCAGAGGAGCATCACCCTTTTTCCTATACCTCTCCTTGGAGATAGGGTCTTCGTAATATGCGGGAGTCTTCATCTTGATTGTCTGTGATGGAAATTCTTTTTGTAGTGTTCTTTGTAGTTCGTCTTTTTCTGCCAAGAGGACCGAGTGTAAATCCTTAGCGGCGTTTACGTCGAAAGCGAATCCGTTTCTCTCTTGTTGAGAGATTATTCCCGCGAATTCGTGTTCGACTTTCGTGGGGCGGACTGGGGGTCCCTCCTCTTGTATCTTATTCCATAGTGCCTGAGTCACCTTTACGTCTTGATTACAATACTTAGCCATTTCAGGAGTGAACACTTCCCAGTCAGTGTCTTCACCAAAGTCTCCTTTGTGGATGCCAAGACGAACACCCCAAGACTTTAGGGATTGTCTTCCAATGAGATGTCGTGGGAAGTGGGGAATTTGCCAGTCTTCATTTTGTACGTCAGGCCATAGCATCCTGCACATTATCAGTGTGTCTCTAACACAGCCCTCTGGTTTCCAGTCAGGGTAGAGACGCTGTATGGCTCTTATATCAAAATCTTGAATGTTATGTCCAACGATAACATCAGCAACCCGCAGCCTCTCCAGTGCCTCTTCAATTTCCACAATCTCCGGCTCACCATCTAGAGTCGCTATAGATATGCAATGAATAGTCTTCAGTCCTAGCAGTGTAGAGAAGTTGGAGATCGCGTTGGTTTCTATATCAAATATTAAAGT